TATAAGTTAATCACAGAACCCAAAATTAACTATAAACATCCTACGTTTGAACGAATGGATTTGTTCTATAATAACGAATGGTGGGACAAATATGATCAAATATTATATTTAGATACTGATGTTATCTGTTGGCCAAAAGCACCTAATATATTTGAAATGTATCCAAATTTAGATAGTTTCAAACCTGTAGATGATAGAAAAGCAATGTTAAAATCTCCCGAATGGCACGTAGAACGAGAGAAAGATTCTATTTTAAAAAAGTTTGACGGAGTAACATTAAGAACAAAAAGATTTAATGCAGGTGTTTTAATGCTAACTCGCATTGCTTGTGAAATAATGAAACCATTTTTAAATTATAAAGAATTTACAGACGACGATAATCGACAACTAGTATATGCAATGTTAGAAAGCGGAGTTAAAACAGAATACATGGATCCTATGTTTAATAGAAAAAACGGAATAGACTGTTATTTTGGACACGCATTTGGACAGAAAAAATTCATACCAAACAATAAAGTAATAAGAACAGCCAGAAATACTTTTAAAATTAAGAACTAAAAAGATTTATAATTTCTTTTTTCCACACATCAGCATACTCACAATCTCTATAACCATCAAACCATGGTCCTCCTTCTGTATAGTGGAGTATCTTAGGAGCCCCGTCGACGGGTTCTTTATACCAACCCACTAACCAATTGTAGTGATGTGGCAGTGATCCAATTTCTGAATCAGCCAACCATTGAAAGCGATGCATGAATGCTCCGGTTTCTTTATTGAGAACTTCTGGTGTAAGAATTTTGTTGGCAGGATGAGCACAGTTCCATAAAACCATCGATGACCAGTTCTTTCTTGGATATACTGTTTGCACTTGTCCGTCCATCTTCATAGACCCTTCTTTGGGAGTGTAGTCGTGTTGTACACATACTACTGCTTTGGAATCATCACAGTATTGTTCTAATTCTGTTGTGGGCACACGCCATACGAAATCGCAATCACAGAACACGGCCCACCCTTTATAATTTTGTAGATAGGGAATAAAGAATCGAGTGAATGTAAATTCTGTTGTGGCCAGTTTGTCTGTGTCTCTGCGATACAATCCTTCTGATCGCATATCTTTTTGTTTGAGAGGTATAACTGTGGCTCCGGGATCTCTTCTTTTGATAGAATGCTCACACACTTGATAAGCAATATCTTCTCTGCTGTCCCAACCTACATACACTGGTAAACTCATACTATGTTCTCCCGTTAATTACTTTGTATATATGTTGCCAATTTTTCACTCGAGTAATTTCTTTATGTCTAAATTTAGCATTGTACTCGTGATCTATTAATAGAGGTTTTAATCCATAATCTAATCCTAAGAGTGCATTTTCTGGTTTATCTTCCACCCACCATAATCCTGTGCCATGGAATTCCGCAAGTGCTGAATCTTTATCAGCACCGGTGTCTAATATAAAAAAGTTTTCAAACACTGTACCACCAAACAGCTCTTTCAGTCTTCTCTTTCTTAATTCTTGTGCTGGTATATCTGTGGTTTGTGAAGTTATAGGTATGAATGTCCAACCTTCTGCGTGTAATAATTTTACCCAAGTTTGAGCATTTGTCATTGGTTCTTGATTGCTCATCCAAGCAGAACGATTAAATTCTTCTATGAGTGCTTCTTTATCTTCTTTGTATAATCCATATCTTTTCTCCATCGAATACAAATTTCGTTTATTGTCTTTTTCTTCGTAACCCTTTGTGAGCATCCAATTAGCAAAATGCTTTTCCCATTCTAAAAGTACACCATCCACGTCTGTGAGTATAATTCTATCTTTTTTCATTGTTTCTTTCTAACACTAATAATCCACAATCGTTAATATCATGATAAAATGTTTTCCAATTATTATTTGCTTCTAACCATTTATCTATACCTTTTTGTGTTTCAAATCTGTTTGGATTTACATCATGAAACACAATATATTTTTTGGCTTTATCTCCATGTTGAATTAATTCTTTATATGTGTGATCTTCGGTATGCATAGTATCAATAAAAAGCAGATCAACGGGATCGATGTTTATTTTGAGATCATCTTCTATAACAATAGTTAAGTCAACTCCAATCTCCCTAGCAACACTGTGATATTCTTCCTGTGGTAGGTAGTTGGCATAATCAACAGTGAGCAAACGCTTTGGACGACATTTAAGCCAAACAGCGGTAGAACATCCTTGATAATGTCCAAACTCTGCAATAGATTCTAAATTTGAAAAATGGTTGAGAAGCCAGTCCATACGAGAAGGCATATCTCCTGCCATTTTCCATCGAACATTTGATCTTGTTTTATTTTTCCAAGAGTTATATAAGTTATCTAGACTATCTGATTGAAGCATCTTCCATTCCCGCTACTCGTAATTTAACGATATTGGTAAGTTGCCATTGTTTTTGATCTAAACCTTTAGTAATCCCTAACCATTTGTTTCTAATTAGAGCAAACTCATTTACTATTTTTTCTAAATCAACCACATCACTGTCACCATCCACATACTTTTCAGCATCTCGCGATGTTAATGCTCTGTTATAATTTTCTAAAAACTTTTGAAATGTTTGAGAACGTAATCTTCTTTTTTCAATATTGAGATACTCTAATATACCTTCAATCTCTTGTAACTGATTAAAACGCTGTTCAACTACTCCCGGAAGAGAAGCAGATGCTTTTTCTAAACTGCCGTAAATTTTAACTTCTTGTTTGGCTTTTTCTAATTCTTGTTCAAAATGAGTAATACACTCTGGAATTAGGCCAATGTCTTGACTTATTTTTCTATACCAAGTCATTATTCGTTATAATAATTGTGTTCTTCTTCTTCGTCTTCCTCTAAATTATCTTCGTCTTCTAATACAATTTGTACTGCTTGTTCTAAACGATCATCGTGCTCACCTGCGGCTTTTAATATTCGAGTATCAATCCCAATATCCATCAGTGTTTTAACATAATCTACAGCACAGTCTAATTTAACTCTTTCTGGAAGATAACTAGAAACGGATGTCCAAATTTCTTCTATTTGATCATGCGTCATTTGATTCTCCTGCATTTACTGTCTCCTGTTCTGGTTGTTTAACATTACGGAAATCCTCCATAACTATGTCTAATTTATCACCAGTCCAGTTTTTTCGGAAGTCTAACATCTCTTTGCCTTTAGAATCTACATATTTTAAACGGTTTCCTGTTTGTGTTAATAGACCTTTTTTCTCAAACAGATCTACTAATCCAGAGTATGGATCCATGCCAGTATCGTATGGAATCTTAACTTGTACACTTTCAAACGGTTTAGCATAACGAGTTTTCATTACTTTACAAGCGGCTCTTATACCTCTCACTTCGGATATTTTATTGCCAGCTTCGTCTTCTTTTAGTTTTAATTTCTTCATTGCTATCACAATAGATGATGCATAGATAAAACCCTGTCCACCCGATATCTTATCATCTGGATCAAACATATCCTGTGATGCATAGGTGTGATTGGTTGCTATCAATCCTACGTTGTAAGACCCGAACATATTCACACAGTTACGCACCAGTGCTGTTAGTGCTTTGGGTTTTCTTCCTAGGTCACCTTTCATTTCTCCTGCTTCAAACTGATTAACATCTGTAGGTGTTAATAACATACCTAAAGAGTCAATTACAAATAAAATTTTTGGAGCAGTTTCTCTTTTTTCTGCGTGTTCTTCTTTGTAGCCTTTCATAAACTCTGAAATAGTTTTTGCTACATCATCTACCATGGATAGACTTAATTTTAATAATTTTTCTTCTGATGTGTCCACATCAAGAGCTTTTAACCACGCCTCATCTAGAGCATTCTCAGTATCGATTAAGATAACATAGATACCTTGTGCTTGAGCATTTTTAATAATATTACCCGAAGCAATATAAGATTTACCTGCTCCTGATTCTCCTGCTAGAACAGATACTTTGCCTAGTGGAATGCCTTTATTGAAATCTCCTGATATGAGATAGTTAAGAGCATAGTTACCTGTTGAAATCCAATCTGTAGGATCATTGAAACCAATACCTAGTCCTTGAATAGATTTTGTTATACTTTTTCTAAATTTTGTTGCGTCAAATGGTTTTGTCATAGTTTATTCCTTATTCAATTATTATATCTATTTTACTGTCTTTTGTCAAATGTTTTATATCGATAATATCACAAGTACCAATTGCTAATAAACCAATACCGTGTTTTTTATTATAAGGATCTAGTTTATTATCTAACATCCATTTCACAAAATCTTTTTCAAAAATATCTTTTCTATTTTCTAATGATATCATAATATCTTTGCCTATGTAGTGATTATTTTTAAGATTGCCATAATTAATTGGTAAATTATCTCTCCATAAATCTATGTAATTTTTTCCAAGCTCATTATACGCTAGATACACTTCTTTTTCTTTTCTATTAAATTGAATATCATCATATTCTCTTTTTTCCAGTTTTATTCTTAATGTTCTTTCTCTTTTTTTAGACCATTGAACATCTAATTGCTTTCTTTCTTTATCAATGTCATTATGTTCTAAAGTGTGTACACAAAAGTTTAAATCTCTAATTCTTTCTTTAATATGTAATGGGGCAATTTTAATTAATTTAGTTGGATTATCAAAGCCTCCAGATAATTTTTCAAAACAGATGTGTAACTTGTTATAAAGATTGTCGTCATTCCAATCAATGATCTCTGGTAATTTAATAAAGTTAGTTCTTAAAAAATTGTTAATTTCATGAATAGACTCTAACAAATCGTTTCTTACCTCTTCTTTACTTCTTAGATAATGAAAAGATCTTTTGTTATCAAAATCTTCTCCGTCGCCGACGTATGTTTCTTTAACCAAAGAATGCCACTTGTCGGCAACAGAGTTTTCATACAGCCGTATTCTAAATGAAGGTATTCCGTCTATCGAGAATAACATCGGCTCTATTCTTTATTTGCTAGCCTGTCTAGATCTAATCAGTTTCAGAATGTCTTCTGCTCTTTTGCTGGAATCTCCAGTTGGTTGAGCAGTAGCAGTAGCAGTAGCAGTAGCAGTAGCATTACCGTTGTTAGTCTCTAACACTGGTGTTGATTCTACTTTTACTTCTGTAGATACAGTTTCTGCTGATACATTAGAAGAACTAGCACCATTGCTGGTGTTGTTCGGATTAGACAATCCTGCCGGTCTGTAATATTGACCGTACTTCTCTAGATCGTATGCTTCGCCTTCTACAGATTGTTCAAATAACTCTTTGATTATTTTAACTTCTGCATCTGTAGGTTCTTTTGGTCTAAAGTCGTTGAGATTGTGTAGACCATATTTGTCTATGGCCGCTCTCTCTGCTTCGTCTAGTGCTCGTTCTCTTCTAGACCATTTGGAAGTAGAGTAATCAGCATAACCACCTTTAGAAGTTTTGGTTATTCTAAAATCTACACCTCTCACAGAATCAGTTGGTAGCTCTTCCATTTCTGGATCCAGCAATGCTGATCTAATGATGTTGAAGATTTGAGGACCAATAATAAATCTTCTGATTGGATTCTCAGGTGATTTATCATCTGCTAATGGATTCTGTAACACAAAACCTTGGAAAATATAACTTTTCTTTTTCCAGTATTTTCTGCCCATGTCTTCCATAGATTTATCTTTGAACCACGGTCTAACTTCTGTTAGAATTGGACAAGTTTTTCCATACATTTCCATACATGGTACTTGTACCTGTACTGGTCTTGAATCTGCTTGACCTTTAACTCCTGCGAAAGGCAATTTGATCATTGCTCTTTCAGTCCAAAAGAAAGTGTTGTTTGGATCTTTGTCAGGTAAGAAACGAACCACCGCCTCCTGTCCTTCCTGTATGTTCCAATGTGGGTAGATGGCGTTGTCTCCGCCAATTGTTGATGATGATGAGCGACTTGTTTCTTGTTGTTTAAGTCTTGCTCTTATTTCTGCTAGTGTAGCCATAATGTAAGCCTCCTTGTTTGCCTATGTTTGTTTTATTTTGCCTAAATGTATATTAGACATATGAATAATATACACACTTATTTATACAAGGTCAAGTGAAATATGTATAGATAATTGGTTATATTGTATTTGATTGTTTGGTAATTAGATACCAGCTAGTCTTTTGATGGATTCTAGTTCTGCAGATTCTTCTCTAAGAATACCTGTACCGCCACACTCTGTGCAGTCTTCTTCACCGTGTTTGCCTGTGCCGTCACAGTGGTCACATTTTTTTGGTTCAGCTTCTAGCTCTGACAGCTCGTCTTCTTGGAAAAATTCATTTAAATTTAAGCCTGCTTGTTCAATAGCATCTTTGAGTGTGTATTCTTTGCCACCCACTTCAAACTTGTCACCTGGTTTCATTCCCGCCGCTTTGGCTTTTTGTACTGCTTGAGCGAATTCGTTGCCTTCTGTTGTTGTTTCATCTCTAAACTGTTTTGAAATTATTGCATATTCCTGTGGTTTTAATTCATGCACTTGTTTGTTGTGTGTTTTTTTCAACCAGTCACGAAACCTATACTCATCATCAATGTTGACTTGGCTTTCTTTTTTATTTTTTACTTCATAATCGTAATCATCCTGTGCGGCTTTCAGTGCTTCTTCATGCTCATCACCACCTGGTTGAATCATTTGAGTGGCAAGATCGCTGTCCACCTTGGCATTGCCTTCGTATTCGTATACGCCCTGCAGGGAGTTGGGATCAACTTTTCCGTTCACTGCCTTGTAGTGTATTTTGCCATATGCTGTCTCGCCGTCGTCACCGTATAACTCGTAATCAAACGAACCTTCGTAATCTGTTTCTGGATTTTCGTTTACGTCATCCATAGCAGTTTGGGTCATTGCTGTGTTAACATCATCATCAGTTTCTTTGCCTGACAATTGATCAAAATTCTTTTTTAAATAGTCTGTGGCAATTTTGTAGTCATCGCTTTTAAAAGCACTTTCGCCTTCTTGATCTAATACATCATATACCATTTTATTATCGTCACCTTTGTACATAGACACATAAGGTTTTTGTTCAGTGATGTTGTCTGCCCAACCCTCAATCACAGTGTCTTCGACATTTACTTTTGCTTTTCCTTGTCGGTCCACTTTGGCTTTGACATCTTGAGGATCTTTTCTCACAGTGTCAGCGTAGTTTGGATCTTTCCTCATTTTGGCTATATCTTGTACATATCGAATTCCAAGTTTTTCTGCAATTTTTAAATCTCTATTAAATGTATTACTGCTCACATCGCCAAAAGCATCTCCTACTTTAGCAAGATCGTTTGCCATTGCTGATGCAAAATTTGCTATTGTATCTGTTTCTGGTGTTGTTGGTAAAATTCTTGTTGCAATATCCATCAACACTGTTCTTAACATATCTTTTTTCTGTTTAAATTCAGATCTAAAAGTTAACATATCTGCTGACGGATTCTTTTTAAGTACCAACGGTTGACCGCTGTTTAAAAATTTAAGTGTTTCACCACCACCATCAACTGGCGCAGGTATTTCAATATCTTTTTTACTTAATGGTTTTTCATCGTCATATTCAGACATAATAGAATTAATTAAAGGTAATACTTGATCCACTCGCTCATCAAAGTGTTTTAGAGTAAACTTATCTTTAAGTGTGTTTTTAGTTTCGTCGTCGATTTCAGCAATTGTGCTAGGTTGGAAATTTGCTTTAACTGATTCGTAATTTTTTTGTTTGGAAAGTCCTTTAACATACTTTCTCATTGTTTCTAATTTCATTTTGGCTTTTTCAATAATGTCACCTGCTGAATCATTTAATTGATCTTTAGTAGCAACATATCTAGAAAAAGAATTAAGTTGAGCAATCTGTTCGCTCATTTTAACAATATGTTCGCCAAATTCATCGTGTGGCAATCCACCGTTAGCCACGTGTCTTTGCATAGCTCTTGCACCAGCTAAATGAACCACTGGGTATTTAAATCTCTCACCATCTGCGTTTTCGATGTATAATGAATTGATATGTCTTGTTCTAGCACCTGGCATTTCAGATTCAACTGGTTTAGAATGTCTCACAATTAATCTAGTTTTATCTAAATTTTCATATGAACTTTTCTTTGTGCCTGTTAAACTTTCTGCTACTTTTGCTTTTTCAAGACCTGCTAGTTTTGTAATTCTGTTTAATTCTTCTGACATACCGTCAGTATTTAGTGTATTGTTGTTGTTTGCAAGATTCTTAAAATCTTGCTGTGATAGGTTAGGCTTAGTAATATCACGCACATCAAAGCCAATTTGATGCTCTACTGCAAAGTCTTTAAGCTCTTTTAGGAAAGAATACCAGTTGGTTTTGTTTTCGTCTTCTAATTTTTCCACTAATCCTTTGTTGTAGAACACTTTCATAGTTTCGCCGTCGGCTAAACTGATACTAACTCGACCAAATTCATCCGAATTTTCACTGAATTCAAAGTCAAAAAACACAGCATCTCCAGGATTAGCAGTTACACCTCCCATACTGTCGCCCAATTGAATGTTGGCAAACTTGCTTCGTACTTTATTAAATAGGTCGTTTGACGTTTTTGCTGAAATCATACTGTATTTATTAAGAACCTAGGTTGGCAAATATAGGCATTGGGGCAGTCCATTCAGAGGTTCTGTCAGTCCAACGTTCAAATATTTTAGGGTCAAAATCCGCTAATACTTTCATCATTCTTGTAGCCAGTAGCATAGCAGATACAAGGTCATCGTGCTCGCCGGGCTTGCCTTTGTAGGACACTCCTGTGGCCACATAGTTTTTAAGTTCTGATAGCAGAGGTTTAGAGTTTATTTCTAATTTGTTATTCTCAACTAATTCTTTAAATTTAGCACAGGCATCCATTTTGTGTTTAGCAGTGGTATTAAATCCTCTTCTAAACTTACGTCTGTGTCCTTTTCTTATAGGCTCAGATAGGAACATACCTCGAATGTTTTCTTCACCAATATCCATTACTCGCATCAAAGCCGCTTCTCCCAGTGTGTTGTTTTCCATAGAATAGAATATGCTAGGAGATGCTGTGGAATCCTGTTCCATTATGGTGTCGTGAATGTATTTGTTAATTTCTTGTAGTATTCTTATTTGATGATTGGCGGGTGTGGTGTTATGATGCCATTCTGCTACCTGTTTGAATGTGGGTAACTCAACGACCTGTATAGCAGAGTAGTCCCCACCTGTTCCAATTGACGGATCCAGTGCTACCATATAAGTGTGTTTAGGTTTGGGTTTAGAATACCAACGTACCTGTCCCATATTCCATATAGGATCTATGCCTTCCATTTCTACCAATCGTATGCTTGAAATTAATGTTTCGTCAAAGATTAAGAATTCACATTCATGCTCTCGACGGAATCTCTCTTCACCAATTCTGGATTTTTCAGCCGCGGCCCATGCTTCGTCTCTATCAGGATGTTCTGACCAGTGTGCTTTCATAGCATAGAAACCATTAGTTCCTACCACATTGTCATTGCCGTAATCATCATAGCGTTTGAGTGCTTCTTTCCAAATAAGTGCGAACTGATCTTCATCTGAGTTTGGTGTAGAAGTAATCAAACATTTTCCTCCTGTGGACAGTGTAGGAGACAGTGAAGTCCAGAATTCTTTGGCCTTTTCGGGCGGTTGAACGAACGCAAACTCATCGCAGTAAATCATTGTTAAGGACATACCTCGTCCTGTGTTTTCAGTTGTAGTAGTTGCCATAATTTTGGAACCGTTGTCAAATTCTATAGAGTTTCTGTTGTATTGAGTTACTCCTGCTTTAATCCAACTAGGCAACATCTCATAGGCATAACGTACCCTTGACATAATATCTGATGCTCCTGCATATTTGTGTGCCGCAATCAATATTTGCGAATCTGGTCTGAACATCGCATACCATATTAGATAGGCAGAAGCACAGGTAGTTTTTCCTGTCTGTCGTGGCATCATCGCAATAGAGAATCGATGATTGTTGTAACTCTCGATCAGCCTCTCCTGATAAGGAAATGGCTTGAATGGTATGGATCCCTTAGTAGGATGCTGTATCTGTATGAATTCTCGCATAAAGTACAGTGGACCTGTTTTAGGATCCATGCATTTGTCCAATTGAAGTACCTGCTCGTGAGTATACTTGTGTTTCTTGTTGGCTTTTTTTACCTGTTCTGAATCTAAACTTACATATGCCATAATTTTACAGTATTTAAGTAAAAACTATTATTTGATTTTAAAAATATTTGTTACATTAGTCCACTTAATTGGACCAAACTCGTCTACGTGTCCTATCTCCAATGAGTGTATGATACCTTCTATATAATCATTCCAATAGTCTACGAATGTTTTCATTCTGGGATATTTAGGTGGTACGTCCAACGTCTGCCACCAAAATTCATTGAGTACATTGGAATAGTCTGGCATCTTGTAGATAATCTTTATCGATGTTAATCGTAATCCATCAGAATATTCGCCAAAGAATCTCATAAAAATATTTAGTGATTGTTGGTAAAAAAATTATGCTACTGTAATTGAAGAAGCCGCAACTACTGTTGAACCACCGATATCAACTAAATTTGGTCCTACTGTGGATCCGTCGTCAACGGAATCACTAATTCTTCTCAATTGAACTTGTAATTCAGAAGCACTGTTTTGGCTTTTATCTAAAACCATGTGAATCTTTCCTGAAGCATCGTTAGTGATAAAGTATGCTTGAGGATTGAATTCTTTAATAATTTGTTCTACAGTTTCGTTAACAGCATCATCTTCTGCTCGTAAATCAACTGCTACGGTGTCACCTTTTTTGATTGTGAAAAGATAAACGTTACAGTTGGGACTATACATTGTGCCTACTGTTGCTTGTAAACCTGTTTGTCTAGTAACTGTTGCCATATGTCTTATTTACCTTTCTCAACTGCTTTTTCAGCATCAGCTTTTTCTTTTGCTTTTTTTTCTTTTTCTCTAATTTTTTTAACTTCTGCAGGAGTGCCATCGTAAGCATCTTCTTCGTTTACTTCTACTGATTCTTTTTTTTCTTTTGCTTTGGATGCTTCTGTTTGATATGCTTGTTTGAAACTTTCGTATTGTGCTCTAAGTGAGTTTGATAATTCTTCTTCAGACAATTCACCTTCGCCGATAGCCATTGGGTTATCACCGCCAGCCGCTTTAACATAAGCACCTTTGGCTCTGTGTAAATCATCACTGCCTTTGTTTATGATTGCGTCGATACCTTTTACAGATGTTTGTGGTTCATTAGCATACATTTCTTCTGCTTTACCGCTTTCTTGCTCAGATGGTTGATTGATCATTTGGTCATCTACAGGTTTTGGTTCAATACCTGCTAGTTTTAAAATTTGCATTAACACGCTCGCTTCTTGAGGAGTTTCAGCAGTCATTGTGATTGCTTCTTGTACTGTTTCTTTTTTCATTTCTTTATCCTTTGCCGCTTTTGTCATTGGTTCTGTTTTATTACCGTCTTTGTCTAGATCTAAAAAATCTGGTTTTGCTTCTTGTACAGACTCTTGACTCATACCTAATTCTTTTTCTATTTTTTCAATTTCTTCTTCTGTGTCTTCCGGCTCACCGTCCCATTGACCTGCCATTTGAGCATTGTACTTAGCTTTTAAATCTTTTAATCGTGCGTATAGTCTTGCTTTTTCTTTTTTCGCAGTATCGATTTCTTTGAAAGTGCCTTCTTGAGTTGTTTGTGTCATCTCGGCACCTTTAATTGCGTCTGAAATATCTAACGTTGGATTGCTTTCTTGAATTTTTTGTAAAGTTGATAGAATGTCAATCATTTCCATAAATTATTTTCCTTTTGCTGGGTGTGGGTTGCCTTTAACTGCGCCTTTGTGTGCCGCTTGTACTGGAGAAGTAGAACCCTTTTCTTCTTTAGGTTGAATGTCTTGAGTTTTGTTATCAGAACCTTTTTCGATTTCGTATTTTTCTTGTTTAGCTTTTAATAATTCTTTTAATAGGCTTTGGTTTGCCTTGTCACCATACACTTCATCTGCTTTTACTTTTGGTGCGTCTTTGTATTCAACATCTTGTAATTTTGCTTTGAATTCTGAAGTGGGTTTTGCTTTCATTTCTTCTTGATATTCTTCTGTAGGCTCGCCTGGTTTTCTTGTAACGATTTGATTCACCGGTATATTCATGTAATCAGCTAGATAATGACGCATTTCAAATGTAGATGCTGGATAGTTAGTTACAGCATCAAATATTGTGACAGAAGTATTTTTTAAATTTGGAAAATCTAATGGAGTTTCTTGTATTGGTGTTTTCTTGCCTTTCGAAAGACTCTTAACATCGTACTTTTTCAACGCTGTTTCCATTCTCGTACCAAAATCGTCAGATATATCACCAGCAACTTTAATTTTATACTGGTACTCTTTAGTACTTTCTGTTAGATATTGCTTAAAATTACTCATATACAGCATTATTTAGTCTTTTTTCAGTAGTTTCTTCATTAACTCGTTACGATCGCTGATAATAGTGCCTTCACTTTCTATAGGGCTACCAGTGTCATCCACACCGTCTTTGTCTATTTTTAACTTCTTAAGTTGCAGTTCGATCATCTTTAATTTGTTTGTAATCTTGTTGTTTTTAGCATCTATAGCATTACGCAACATTGTGGAAGCAACCTCAAATATACGTCCCGAGTAACGTGAATCCACGTTCATTCCCAAATCCATTAGATTCTTATAACTCTCTTCTGCTTCACCAGCCAGTTTATCCAATTCTAAATCACTCAGCTCACCTAGCCCTTTTACCTGTGGCAATGCGGCCGCAATCTTATCAAATTCTGCATAGGTCTGTTGCAGTGCTTTGGCAGTCTTAGGATCTACATTTTTTGGTATGGATCTTTCTGAATCTTTATCTTCACGTGCTTTTTCTTTAGCATCTACTTTTTTAAATGCATCTTTGACATTTGGTAAATTGAGTATGTCTTCTAACTTTTTTGTCATCTAAGGTATTTACTTGCGTTTACCTTGGTGGAATAATTGTTCTTCACTGAGTACTCTGAATGTGATTCTATTCTGTCGAGCATACGCACTTGCGGCTTCCCATTTAGCGTGATTGATAACCACCTGTGTTTTCTTAGCAATACTTTTACCAGCATCACGCATATTGGTTTGATTCATTGGTTTAACTTCAACTAGTTCAGCGTGTTTACGACCGTTTTTGTCCACATACACAATAAAAAAGTCTGGCACATAGATGGTGTATTTGCCTGTGATAGGATGACGATAAGGAATTTTAATTGATTCCGATGCCCACTGATATACGTTTGGATGTTCGTCACACAGTCGCATAAACGAATGTTCCCAACCACTTCTATAGGTAGGAGTTTTTAATCCCACATATTTGGCAGGATTCTTCATGACAAATTTGCCGTGTGCGAATTTCATTATGCTCTAATATTTCTAGAGACTAGATCTTTGGTTTGTCTATCGTTCTTAACACCCAATCTACTAGATTTATATCTGTTAGAATTTAGTATCACTGTGAGTAAATCGTTAAGTTGTGCCAACTCTGCTTTTTTTAAGATGTCTAATATTTGTGTCACAGGCACAGCATCTATTTTGGCCTGTTGTAATATCACATAAGCAATTTCTTCAGCAGGCTGTCGATCAAAATTTCTTTTCACAAAAAATCCCACAGTGGCATCGTAGTCATTAGCGTTGAATTCGAATGTCTCTGTGTATTGATTTTGGGTAAGATCGTTAATAGTCTTTTGTAAATTGTCTTTGTCTTTCTGAGGAAGATTTGTATAAAAGTTAGCCATATTATAACGATGCCTTTTCTGCATTTAGATTCACTTGGTTGTTGGCTCTATTGATATAGAGGTAGCCATCACTCACTAATTTAGTTGTGTCAGTTAATGCTCTGCTTCTATAAACATTTTTAACGGCATCAGGAGATGCTGTGTATTCTATTTCGCTTTCGTTGATGCTGAGACCTTTTCTCGATCCTATCGCTTTGTAATAGATACTAGCCGCAACTCTGTCTCTGGCTGTTTGATTATTTTGAATAAGATTAAATGATTCTGTGGGTGACAAATATTTTTGCGTATCTAATATTGGATTAGAAATAATTTTATTGTTTGTGGTTCTTTCATTTAATTTATTTGTAGCCGCCGCCGATGCAATTGCGGCAGTAGCAACTGCGGCACCCATATAGTAATTGCCTACAGGAGCAGTTGTGATTGTTCCTGCCTGTTTGCCAATTTCTACCACACCTTCTTTTACTATACCTTTTAATTCTTCTTTCACAGCATCTTTGGCTTTGATTTTTTTAGCGTTGTTGTAGGTATTAATCGCACCAACCACAGCACCAAACACATTGCCTTCTTGATAATTTTTAATTACTGAACCAACGCCATCAATAATTCCTCCAGGACCAAAAATACTCGTTGTACCTCTTCCTAATACTGATAACGGTGATGGTTCTAAATCGTAATGTAATGTAGCGAACCCTCCAATATCGACTTTATTAACAATACCAGCACCATATAAAACTGTTTCATAAAAAATTTGCATGGTGTTAGTCATTAGACCTTGACCATCTGTTTGATCCAGTGTGTCGTGACTGAATGATCCAATTACGGGATTGATCAATGTAAAACTTGTAAATCTTTTTTTGTGTAAAGCAAATATTTGAATAGATTTTAATAGTGGTTCTTTCCTTCGTGTAGCATTGTCCATACCAAATTGACTGACTAATTTTGTATCTCTATACATATCATCTTTTGTAAATCCATTAGGTCCTCCCACATTGGCCACTGTTAAAGAATCTGCGATATGATATTCATAATAGGATTTCCAGAAAGCATTTACAGTGTCTGCTTGGTCGTCATGAAATGTTATAGATACAGGACTATATTTTATTCTTGTTCCAACATAAACTTTCTTATTGTATTGAAGTTTTTCTTCTAGACTCATATCGTACTTAGGTAGCTCACAAGTCTTAACGAGCATATTAAGTTCTAACTGTTCGTTGTTTGTAAATCTTCTTGCTGGAATAGTATTATCGATATCAAATACGACGTGAAATAACCATTTCTGTTTGGGAGCAAGTTTGTGATTATCATCTAGATATAAACGACTCGCGTGCCTGAAGTCTTTCATTCCTGGAAGACCATTTGAGAAACCCGATAAAAAATTATTAATACTTGGCATAGTGTTATTTATAGCCACAAAAAAAGCGTCTTAATGACGCTTCTTTTGTTTTTAATGCTATTTAGAATTATATACCACCACCTGTGCTCAATGAGCCGATAGTTCTTGTTAATGCTGAGCCAATTCCGGTGCCTTGTGGAGTTTGGACTGCGTTATCGTATCTAATTTGTAATGTAATTGTAACTGGATCGCTTGTGCCGTATGCTAATGTGTTGTAGTTCACTGATTGTACAAATGAGCCATAAAGTTCCCAAGTTTCTAATATGCCTGGTGCTGTCGCGCCATTTCCACCGTCAAGCATTTCAATTCTTGTAGTGAATTTGTAGTCAATACCAGAAGCCGCTGAAGCCTGTTCAAAGAAGTCGAACTGTTTCTGAACCTGTTCACCAACCAATTTAGATACTGAGTTGTTAACATCATCTCTAAGGTTAAGTGTGATCGCCTCCCAAGTGTGTTTACCAGCAAGTCTAACTCTTGAGTTGTAAACATCTAGTGTTACTTCATCAAATGTTAAATTTGGTCTTGTAACGTCAATCACTTGTTTGGTTAATTCTGATCTTGGTGTAGACACACCGAAGTTCTCAAGAACCACTCTAAAACGATACTGTAGTTTTGGCATCAACAAACCTTGCGATGCTGAACTTTGATCGTTTGCTAGTGGAACTGTAAATTTACTTAATGTTGATATCGCCATTTATTATGCTCCTAGTTTCGCTATTTCGCCTGTGTTTTTAATTCTCAAAGGTATGTAGATAAATTCCACAGATTTCACAGGTTCAATCGCTATGTCTACATACAGTTCGTTTCTATCGATTCTAGCCGCAGTGTTGTTTGTTTCGTCACACACAACTAAGAAGTCATACAGTGCTCTTTGTCCTACTAGTTCTAATAAGAAACTGTCAATTGCTCCTTTGATTTCATTTCGAGTTAACTGATCGTTTGGCTCAAATATAAAAGGTTTAGCAATTTTGTCCAGTTGTGTTCGTAGATACACTGTTAATCTTGCTACGTTAATTCTATCTAGTGCTGAACTGCCTGTTGCTTTAGTTAAGTTACCAAAGTTAACAATTCCAGTACCTGAGAAGAATGTAAGTGGGTTAACTTTAACTTCGTGCATACTGTCTCTCACTGATTCACTCAATGAAACTGTTTGGAATTCACCAGTTGCAGAATCAATATATCCAACTGCTGTTGCGTTGTCCACAATACCTCTTCTTGTGCCTGCTGGAGCAAACCAAGGGTATCCAACGTTGTCGTTGTTTGCTAGTGTTCTTAGCATCATATGACTTGCTGGTACTATAATGTTGTTACCTGTATTATCAGTAGTTTTTCCTGATGGATAAAACACTCCTAAATAATCACTTGAAGTTACTAATCCGTCTTCACCGTTATCAATTGCACCTGCTGAGTTATTTGCCCAGTTAGTGATCGCGGTCGCTGAACTAGATAATCTCATTGGAGTATCACCTAATATAAATGCTGTGTAATTTCTATCAGCATTTAAGTTAACCATCTCTGAAATCATTTCAGAATAACCTGGACAAGCAATTATGTTAAATCCTCTTTGATCTTCTCTAATCGCTTGGTTTGTGTTAATCTCTGCTTTTAGTTGAGCAACAATAACTTTTCTCACTGCTTTTCTACCAAATGTACCTGAGCCATTTGCATTGTTTGCAGATTTTGTTACCCATCTGTCGGAGAAGTAGTCTGCAACTGATTCATTAGAATATCTAATGTTACCTTTAGTTGAACTTCCAGAGCCTGGATAAGTTGTTGTGTTAATATAGTTTTGTTTATATTCTTTTACATTGTAACCAGATCTTCTTGTGTTGAACAACAAGATACCTTTTGGATATAATGCTGGATCTGGAGCATCTGGATCTAAGAAGTTATCACTTAATAAATCTTTAATGCTTGCCGCAGTACCTACTCCGCCTTCGCTGTTAGAGTCAGTTCTGCCAGATGTTTTGTTGTATCTAGCATCAGCAAACACGATACCATTTTCTGTGGTTTGATCTGTTTTATCAATTGCCGCAAAATCAGCACCATCAGCTAATGATGTGTCCCATTTATAAATTTTTGGATAATTTTCTAAATCGCTTGTGTCAATCCATAAGTCACCATTTACTAGTGCAGTACCGTCTGACTGTGTAGTAGGTTTAGTTGCTGAGAATTGAGGACCATTAGGGTCAGTGTTTGTTAAATTAGCATCATTTTTATAACCCACCCAAGTAGTTCCGTTATGACTTAAAATATCTGCTTCTAAATTTGTATCATACCAAAGTGTTCCATTTACTGGAGTACTTGTTGGTGCAGTCATTGAAGCAGTGTAAGATAATCTTTTCCAGTTAGAAGCAACCACAGATGCAAACTGTTGAGTTGAGTCTTCTGTAGCACCCGCCGGAGCATCATACAAGTTGTCTACTAGTGTAGCAGAGTTCTCTGTGTATGTTCCATATGAGTGAGCATTGGCTGTACCAAAACCTGCATCATCTAATGGAGTTCCTGTAACGTTTGACATTCTAATCTCACCACCTAGTGCGTGTGTAATTCTGATTGCACCAGTTGATAATACTTCTGCTGAAACGTTAGTTAAACCAACACCAGATATTGCTGTAACAAAGTCAGCCGCCGCTGTACCAGCCAATGTTGCTAATACCGGAGTTGACATACTGCCACTTGATTTTACTGATTCTGAAATATAAAATGTGTTACTGCTTGTGAATGATGGAGCAGTATTGTTTGAAGTAATAGTTGTTGTACCACCTTCATATCTAAACACCTGATAGTCGGCCACTCTGTTTGTAGAATCAAAAGCACCCAGTTCACTCTGTTCAGTCACGTTGTACTGAGTGTAAAGTGTTCCAATTGAAATGCTTGTTCCACCGTTAGCTGGATCAATGCCATAAATTGCCGCTTGGTTGTTTCCATAGAATGGAGCGTCTACTGTGCCCCAAGCTTCTGTAGATGAACTGTAAAGTTTTATCGCAACGTCAGCACCTGCATTTGGAGTTGTAGTTTTGAACCAAACTGACCCAGTTGCCGCATTGTCTTCAGCAGTTTTCCATTCTGGTCTATTAATGTGTGAAGACTGTTGGAATAATGCACCTGAACCTATTGCTGATTCCCACGCATCACTGCCCACTTGTACCCAAGTGTTTGATGATGTTTTATAGTAAATTTTATTTGTTACGTGAGTAGTATTGATAGCATAGTCACCTTTTGATCCAATCGATGTTAATGGAGCACCTGTAGATAAACCGCCAACTAAATCATCAGTTGATGTGATGTAGATTGGTGCGATTGTTGTGAATGCTTGGTCTGTTCTTGACCACTCAAAAATACCTGGAACTGACGCTGTTAAATCGTACCAGTAAGTGCCATTCGAAGGAGATGCTGTTGGAGCAGTTGCACTACCAGTTAATTGTCCTAGATCTACATTCGCTCTTAATACGAATGCTCTGTTAGCAATTCCTAAGAATGAATAAGCCGCTTGTAAACCATATTCGTTTAACTCGTAGCCATTTAATGAATTGCCTGATGAATCTGTGTAAAATTTTGGATCACCGAAAGTCTCTGTTAATTCTCTTTGTGAAGATATTAGGTAAACTGTATTTGCATTTGCAGATCGTGTACCTGCCGCAATACCTGTTCCTGATCCATTGTATTTGTTGCTCGCTGTTGCTACGATCATTAATGGAGTAGATCCTGCATCTGCTGGAACGTAAAAACTCTCATCTATTACTGTAACTTCAACACCTGGTGATGTTAGTGCCATTTAAATTCTCCTTACAAATTTGTAGTACTAGACTTATTTATAGCATTTTACAGTTTTTACGTCATTATCTTGACTTTCTGTGGTACCTATATAGGGCACGTAAATACTGCTATGAAACGACCCTTATGCACAGTCTGTAATGAAAGGCCTAGATCTTATGGCTATAAGAAAGGTGACAAGATCTATTGGCGCAGTAAATGTGATGCTTGTATTAGGAAACAGAAAAATTTAAAAACTGGTGGTGTTCCCAAATGGTTCTTGGCAGGATATCGTAAAAAACCTCGCTGTGAGTTGTGTGGATTTAAAGCAGTGCAAGACAATCAGTTAGATGTGTATCACGTGGATGGCAACAAAAACAACGTCAGCAGTTATAACTTAAAAACCATATGTGCCAACTGTCAGAGATTGAAAAGCACCCAAGAGTTAGGGTGGTCTATCGGTGATCTTGAAGTAGATGACTAAGCATATCGTCTACACCAGTGTACAATTCTTGTAGAGTGCCGTTATTGCTAATCTCATAATCGAATTTACAGCCAATCCAATCCCACTCTGATTGATGAGCACCAGAAGCCTGCATTTCTTCTCTGCTGGGTATTTCTCCTCGTTTAACCAGCACTATTTTTCCGCCTTGTTTTCTGATGGTGTTTATTTCATTCACAAATCGTGTGTCACTGATCACAGTGTTTTCTCCACGATATCTTGCTACCAAACTGTCTACCCATATAGAATCTAACATATTTTCTCTACATACTTCAGTGCCAAAATATTGTAATATCCATCTAGGAGTGACCTCCTTGCCAAATTTTTCTGACCAAAAAACATCTGGTTGTTCTCGCCATTCTCGAGACTCTTTGGTATGACCTTCTAACAGTTCTCTGTCCCAACCAAATATATTTGCTGTGGCATCTTTGAGACTCTTAGCAAAAGAATCTCTTTTAAAATTGTGCTGTTTAACCAATTGTTCTGCAACTGTATCCTTGCCAGATCCAATTAATCCTACTAATCCTATAAGCATAGAATTATACTACAAGGTTTTTAATCTTTTTGCAATCTCTCTTTTGACTTTTTTTGTGGTTAATAGTAAATGTTCACGCATTTCTTTTTTGTGTGCTACATTAACCATATTTTCCAATGATGTGACGAAGTCTTCTAACTCTTCTAAGGTAAGATCTTTAATTTTTTTTGAGCCTGTCTGTGCCATAATCAAAATTATTTAATATCTTCTTATAAAAAATAATAAGACAGTAAAAAGAATTAACCGATAACAAAACTGTATGGATTGCCGCCATCAACAAAGTTATTAATTTCTAGATCTAATCTTTCCATTTCCATTTGACCTTGCTGTTTAAGTGCATCGCCATTTAGACTGGTTCCACCTTGTGGTCCAGCAATGGTACCAAATTTACCTCGAGCTTCTCCTAGTATAGTTTTACATACTGCTAGAGTGTAATCTCTAATCCATGGTTTAGAATAGATATCTCTCAATAGATTGATGTCTGGTCTATAATTGTCAGTGTGTAACAGCACTCTTTCAGTGTCAATTCGAGGACGTTGAGTAATTGTTAATGTGTGAGTCACGTGATCAAAATGGAATTGGATAAATGATCCAAACATTTTGCCCACTAATTCTTGATAAGAAGCAAAGGCAAAATATGTGGCCAATCCACCTGCCGCACCCGCTCTCAACAGATAGGTGTTTGTGTAGGCAAGGTTGAACGGTTCAAACAATGTACCACCCTGACCGTCACTTCTAGAACCCACTGTGGCTCTGCCCATGGATTTCACGTTAATAATCTCATTGGGTAGAATATATCTGTTTTGGTCTTTCACAAGATCGATAAAAGCATAACTTTCTTCTACCGAGTTGTTTGATCTCTGTCTAAACCTATTAATCGCTCTTTCCAGTGCAGATTGGTAGTGTTTAGGGTCTAATTCTACGTCAATCATGCCTTCACCTAGCATTGCTTTAACGTAATCAAATACTTCTTGTTGTGCGGTTTGTAACTCTGACATACACATATTTATTGCAAAGATATAATCAATAAATATGCTTGTATGCCAAGATTATCACTTTACAAGCCAGAAAAAGGCAACGATTACAAGTTCTTTGATCGCACTATAAACGAGATGTTTACAGTGGGAGGAACCGACATATTCCTACACAAATACATCGGTCCATACGATCAAGGAGATACTAATAAGGATGGTCCAGCCAGTCCTTCACTGCCACAGTATTCTGGAGATTCTTTAAATGAGAGGACCATACAAGATCTACTGTTTTTAGAAAATAGAGATAGAAAATACGACAAAGATATCTACACAATTCGAGGCATTTACAACGTACAAGACACAGATTTTAATCTAAGTCAGTTTGGTATGTTCCTACAGAACGATACTCTATTTTTAACTGTACATCTAAATAATGTTGTGGAAAGAATTGGCAGAAAACCCATGAGTGGAGATGTGTTAGAATTTCCTCATTTAAAAGACGATTACAGTTTAGATGCTTCCATACCTATAGCACTTAAAAGATTTTATGTGGTTGAAGACGTAAACAGAAGTGCTGAAGGATTTTCGCAATCTTGGTGGCCTCATTTGTTGAGATTAAAATTAAAAACACTGGTTGATTCACAAGAATTTAGAGATATATTAGGTGACGCTACCACAGCAGGTAGTGTGGCAAGTTATATGAGTTCTTATAATAAAGAACGAGAAATCAATGACGCTATTATAAATCAAGCAGAAATGGATTCACCAAAAGCAGGCTTCAATTATAAACAATTCTATGTTACTCCAATAGATGAGCGAGGCAATGTGAGATTAGACGGTGCAAATTCAGATGAATCGATTGCTTCTAACAAACAGATCAATGCTGTGATCGATACACCAGCCAGCAGTCATTATGGATTCTACTACAATGGTGATGGTATTCCACCCAATGGTTATGTGGCAGGCGCTGGAACCAGTTTTCCTACGTCCAATGTCAATAAAGGTGATTACTATCTACGATTAGATTTCCTACCTAACAGATTGTTCCGTTTCGATGGCACAAGATGGATCAAGGTAGAAGATGCTGTGCGACTAACTACTACGAACAACAATACTAGAAATACATTTAAAACAGGATTTATTAACAACAGTAGCAGTGCTACAATCAATGGATTAACAGTGGAACAGAGACAATCACTCACAGATGCTCTAAAACCCAAGGCGGATAATTAATGCTTCATTTTTACGACGGACAGATAAGAAAATTTCTAACTCAATTTATGCGAGTGTTGAGTAACTTTTCTGTTGAACTAGGCAAAGGCGCAGATGATCAAATAGTATTGAGACAAGTGCCAGTGGTTTACGGAGATATGACTCGTCAGGTGGCCAACATCATAAGAAACAACAGTGAAAACTTTCTACAATCTGCACCAAAAATTGCGTGTTATATCACAGGTTTGACCTATGATCGAGAGCGAATGCAAAATCCTTATCACATTGAAAAACAACATCTTAAAGAAAGAAACTATAATGATGCCACAGGAGAGTATGATAACACTCTAGGAGCAGGATATACCATAGAAAAAGTGATGCCATCTCCTTTTAGATTGAATGTGAGAGCAGACATCTATACCACTAACACAGATATGAAATTACAGATAATGGAACAGATCCTTTATCTGTTCAATCCAGATTTTGAAATACAAAAATCAGACAATTATATCGATTGGACCAGCCTAAGTTACATAGAGTTACAACCAGACATTGGTTTTAGTTCTAGGACTATTCCGGTGGGTGCTGACACAGAAATAGATATAGCATCGATGAATTTCTCAATGCCTATATGGTTATCACCTCCAGTAAAAGTTTCTAAATTAGGTGTTATACAAAAAATTATTATGAGCATCTATGACGATGATGGCGGAATGAATAAAGGATTAATAGACGGCACATTATTGTCTAAATCTTATGTCACTCCAGGTAATTTTTCTGTTTTTCTATCAGGCAATCAGTTGAGATTATTAGGTAGTACAGGTATTAATGTTAGTTCTGGTGGTGATGGTTACTATACTGGAGCACACGCGGCATCCAATCTTGATCCTTTTGAACAGTTTGGACAACCAGTCAACTGGAACGCACTGCTAACACAGTATGGAAAAATCACTAATGGATTAAGTCAAATTAAATTAACTCAAGAAAATGGCAATGAAGTGGTAGGTACAATTGCAATTTCTCCGTTAGATGAAACAATTCTTTTATTCACAATCGATACTGACACTATTCCATCTAACAGTCCTCTAGAATCACCGGTGTACACTGCTGGATCAGGCACTGTTAATAAAATTATTAATCCATTAACGTTCAATCCTGGAACACCCACAAATGGCACCAGATATCTTATAACCAACAATATCGGTGATACTGGTAACAGTGTAGATCCTAATGTTTGGGGAGATCTTGTTGCTAGTACTAACGACATCATAGAATACAACAGTTCTACTGGTAAATGGTCTGTGATATGGGACGCTACTGACCCAGACAGCACACAATTATACATCACAAACTCTAATACTGGCATACAGTATAAATTCACCAACGGCGCTTGGGTTAAGAGCTATGAAGGAATTTATATTGGCGGCAAGTGGACTCTTGTGCTATAATTAAACAATGGAAAAAAATATCATATGCTCAGGCGCATTGTTCTACGCCGTTAATACCAAACGTTTCCTATTCTTACAGAGAAACGATGGCAAAACTCACGGTATGTGGGGTTTGGCTGGAGGCAAAAACAAATTCCAAGAAAGTGCTTTTGAAGGATTAAAGAGAGAAATACAGGAAGAAGTAGGCACAACACCCACATTCAAAAAAGTCATACCATTAGAGTTATTCACATCTAACGATCAAAAATTTTTCTTTAATACCTATGTGATTGCTGTACAGGATGAATTTCTACCGCAACTGAATCGAGAGCACAACTCCTACGCTTGGTGTGCTTTTGAGTGCTGGCCAAAAAATCTACACGCTGGATTAAGGAACACTCTCAACAATAAGAGTATCAAAGGCAAATTACAGACCATATTGGACCTCATAGTATAATATTACCATATTATGGTAAATATCATATATGGCAAAACTAGGTGATCCCACAGATTTCAGTTATAGAGTAGCAGAAGTTACTAAGATAGTAGACGGTGATACCATTGATGTGATCATCGATTTAGGTTTTGATATCATGTATAGAAGCAGAGTGAGATTGTTTGGTATTGATACTCCAGAATCTAGAACAAGAAATACAGAAGAAAAAGTGAGAGGATTGTTGAGTAAAAATTTCTTAAAAGAGCATTTAAAATCGTCAAAAAAGATTGTGATTAAAACGCACAAGGGCGAAGAGACAGGCAAATTCGGCCGTATTTTAGGCGAGATCTTTATCGATGGAATCAACATCAATCAAAAAATGTGTGACGAAGGTTATGCTGTGGCCTACCATGGTCAAAATAAACAATTGGTTGAATCTGCACACGAAGCCAACAAGCAAAAATTAATTGCGGCTGGTATCCTCAAAAATTAAAAAGTACATTTAACCTGTCCGCCAGGCACAGCATTTTCTCTGATATCTTGAATTATTGCACCGGGTGAAGGTGTAGTATCTGTATTGGATTTATTTGTATTGGATTCTGTGGCAGTTTTTTCTTTGCTTTTATCTATGGTGATTGTGGGTTGAACTCCGCAGTCTTTAATAGTGGTACAACTGTTCATGAATATAAGAACAGCCAAGATTGATAAAATTCTCATTGGGTATTATTTTGATGATGGATAACGTATCCAAGGATACCAGTAAGCAGTCACAAGATCTGTGGTCTTGTGAACGATCTTCCAAGAGCATTCTATCCATTCCAACTCGTATGTGTATTCCTGGAAGTTGCCCGCGTTGGGTTCTAATTTGTTGTTGTAACCACGTATGGTGTCAACAGGTGTTGCTGTTTTTTCCGCCGGCGGAAATATATCCCATGGACTCGTCATAAACATAATACTATTTAACTAAACCAACGATACCTAAAACTAGTAATATTGTGGGTAATATGCTCAACACCATCAAAACAATCTTGTTTTTGATTTTTTGTTTTGCTCTTTTGAGGGCACCAGCACCATAGGTTATTGTCTTCCATTCGCAGTGATTGTAGGGCCACATTATTCATATCTCCTTGCGTATCTTCTCGCTAGTTCTAGCTCACCGTGTCTTATCAAAGTGGTTATCCTAAAACTCACGTGTAGGTCTCTAAAAAATTTTTTCATTCTCTCACACATATCGTCACACTCCAGGCCTACGTTGAAGTAGGCCCAGTGATGTAAAATGTTTCAATTACTTCTGAACGGCACCGTTGAAGAATGCTTCGGTTGCTTTCTTCACGTTGTCTTGGAAAGTTTTTACATTTTTTTGGATTGTGTCTGGTGACATACTTTCAGCAAGTTGCTTATTAACATTGCTCGCGTAGTTCTGTATGTTTTCCATTAAAATTTTAGTCGCTTCGTTGCTTGGCATATTGCCAGTCACGAATTCATTGAATTTCTTTGCAGTTTCAATGATTGACTCGGCAGTTACTACTGGGTATTTGAACTCAGCAACAACTTGGTCGCCATCTTTTCTCACAGATGTTTCGTACTCTTGTTGTTTGATTGTGTAATTGAACTCAGCGATATTTTTTGCTAGTCCTAATAGGTCCGCTCTGATTTCATAAGCGTTTCTTTGTGTGTTTGCCATTGTTGGCTCCTTTTGTTTGTGTTTGTGTGTATATGTTGCACTCGCAACATAATTATTTATACAATATACAATAAAAGGAATAAGTTGTCAACCGATTATTAACCAGCAGAAATATTCAAAACACCAGCATTGTTCCACAATTGTCCAGCAACATTGGGGTCTGCTATTGGTAAATTGGACATTATTACTTTTTGTGTCAGTATTTGTACAGCACCTGTACCAGATGCATCTATGGTTAGATCAGCATTAGAGCCCGGTGACTGTATGGTATCTGTAAGCACACCTGCTGTGAATGTTTTTGCACCTGAAATAGTTTGTGTACTATCGAGAGTAACAGTTTGAGCAAAATCTCCCCCTTGTTCAAATCTGTACATACCAATTCTATAGGCATTGATGACAGTGTTGCTGGAACCCGTGGTGTATGCTTTTAGATTTATTTTGTTTCCTGACAGTGATGTTTGAAAATATATCTGTCCGCCCATAGCCAACTCTGGACCATGCACAACGAATGATTGAGTTCCATTTGTGGTTACATACACTTCTGAAGCAGTGTATAGACCATCTGTGGTATTGGTTGAAGTGACAAAATACACAGCACCATTAATTTTGATATTTTCAAATGTGTCTATTGTTGTGTAACTGCTACCCGATATTGTTTTTGTGGGTAGTACATACACGTTGTCGTAGTTAACAACCGATTCGCTGTCTGATAAAATTATTTTGTGCAATTGAATTCTTAACGTTTGTGAGTTGTTTGGTACAGCATATAGGTGTACAGTGCCGCTGTCGTATCCTGTCGACAGTGTGCATAATTCTTCGTTGCCTGTTTTTACAATATTGTAATTTACAATATCAGCAGAAGAACCATCGTGTAATACAATTGCCTCTATATTATTAACTTCGTTGGTGTCTGTGTTTTTTACACTTACAAAATATTTTACTGCTCGATAGGTACTAGCAGACCAAGAGTCGATACTGGTTGTAGAAGAACCCGATATAGTGTTCGGTGTTACAACAGCAGTATGTCCACTGGTTCCTGCTGTGCTGTTATCTCCCAATCCCAATTGGTAAGCAGTCATACTGTTGACAGCAGACGATCCAAGTAAATTTAATCTAACAGTTCCGCTGTCGATGTCTGTGCTGTATGTGTGAACAGATGTTGTGTCTGATGTAGCAGTTCCCGACTGTGCCGAGTAAGAAGTTGCGGTGTCATGACATAGAGAAATCTTGGCAACTTCTATTTTGTTGTTTGATTCATCTAATGTTGTGGTATAATATAATACACTGTCATAATCCGCAGTGTCAAAACTGTTCACGGTTGTGACAGAGTTGCCAATCTTTGTTGCATTAATAATAGTTGCTGTAGTATCATCTGATATCTGTGTAAGACCACCTTCTACCGATATCGGTGCTGAAAATACTAGTCCTGCATCACTGGAAGAAATTGATTCATCACCAATATACACTGTGCCTGAACCGAAATAAGCATCTGTAAATCTTTTTGTAGGAGATCCTAGACTGATAGATAAATCTGTTTCGGGAATAACAGAAGCATTGACTTGAATAACACCAGTTCCGTCAGGATCAAGCACAATGTTTCCGTTGGATGTTGAAACAATGCTGTTACCATTGACATCTAAACTGCCACCCAATTGTGGTGTGGTATCTTCTACCACATTGGACAGTGTGCCCGTTGGTCCTGTTATGGTGACTGTGTCTCCTGACACTGCCGTGGTCACTCCTCCAGCACCTGCCACTTTAAATGTCTCTCCCAGGGAGACTGCTGTGCCTGAGGAGTCATCTCCAACCACAGTGATTGTGCTGTTTATTAAACTTGAATTAGCGATGTTGGACAGTCCAGTTAAACCAGATCCATCTCCTGTGAACGCTGTTGCATTCACTGTGCCGGATACGTCTAGTGCTGTTGTGGGTTCGGAAGTGCCTATACCTACTCGTGCGTTGGTCACGTCAAGATATAATAGGTTTGTTTCAAACGCAAGGTCAACGCCGTTTCTAGTCAAATTTGACTTTAACACTGACCCCGATATACGACCAATGGCCATATGATTAGGTCTCCCGTTATAATTTTATATCAATGAGCATATGCCCAAAGAGCCCTATTACATAGTGGGCCAAACTGTATGTGTATTTAGTGTGCTAAAATGAAAAGGGCGACACAATGGCCGCCCTTTTGTTTAAAAGTATTGGTAATAATGATTAGTGACTTACTCTCACTGCCGCTAATACTGTACCTGTACCTGATGTATTTTTGCTTGTTAACGCTCTACCAATCACGTTGAATGCTGTGCATTCTGCTTTAGTAGCCGCTCTAGCATAACCTGGCATAGATGCAGATATCAATCTGTCACCTTTGTTTACTGTGCCGATTACTTTAACATCAACTCGTCCAGTCATCGCAATGTATGGGTGAGTTTCATCAGATCCAGCACCGCCGTTCATTTTGAACGCCGCTTGGTGTGTACCAGAAACAACACCAAACACTTCGTCTGATGCTTCTTCTGCCACTGCTGTGATCTCTGCCGCTCCGCCCAATGCTACTACTGTGCCTGGCTCGTACATACTGTCAGATGCGAATCTCTCCGCAACGTCTGAGTACTGTGCCGCTGTGGCTGTACCTGTTAGGTTGGCAACCAATGTTCCCACTGTTATTGTCAAGTCACCTGTGTCAGATGCTGTGGCAGTTGTTGTGCCCAATGTGAACGTGTCCTCAGACTCGTCCCACATGAAGACAGCGTTGTCACCAGTTGATCCCCGTTCGATGATGATACCCGAGTCATTGGCGTTGGAAGCCGCTCCCGAGTTCAATTCTAACAAGTTGTCATCCAGTGTGGTATTGGTTGAGTTTACAGTAGTGGTTGTTCCGTTGACCGTCAAGTTACCGGTCACTGTCAATGTATCTGAGAATGTAGCCGCACCAGTTACACCTAATGTACCTGCCACTGCTGTGTCTCCGCTTGTTGCGTTCACAGTGAATTTGTTTGTTGCAACATCAAAGTTACCGGATGATGATAATGTTCCAGTTACTGCCGCACCTGATGCGTTCACAACTACTATTGCAGAATTATCTGCGGTAATTGTAATAGCACCGTCTGCTCCTGTATCAGTTACTGCTACCGAACTGTCTAGTTGTGCAATGCTGTTTTGTGATAGACCCGATAATGAGTCATCTACATATTTTTTATTGGCCACATCACCGTCAGCACTTGGTGCCGCAGTGGTTAGACCTGTTATTGTGTTAGCTGATGCATCTATTACGATGTCACCAACTGATAATCCGTTTTTGACACGGAAGTTTCTATTTGCCATGGTTCCATTCTCCCCTATGGTTGTTAGTTGTTATGTTATGTTTGTAAAAGTATCTTTTACAGCAGTATTTACCGTAAAAACAAAAAAAGGGCGACCAAAGCCGCCCTTTTAATAACTAGGAAGAATTAAAACTACTTATTAGTTGTTGGTTCTCACCACGCAATTTACCATGCCAATACCATCATCGAACTTGTCTTCTAGAGCTCTTCCGATAACGTGGAATGGGTTAATTGTTTCGCTGTCTGATGCCGCTCTCGCAGTACCCTTAACAGATGAAGACACCAATCTATCACCTTTGTTAACAGTGCCTGTAACTCTCACAGGAGTTCTTCCTGTCATCGCTACAAATGGGTGAGTAGTATCGTTACCTGCTTTTGAGTTCATCATGTATGCTGGTTGAGTTGATACAACACCAAACACTCTGTCTGATAAGTCTTCAGATGTTTCTGTGATTTCTTCAGCACCACCTAACTGAACCACTGCACCTGGAACCATTGGGGCATCCGCCGCAAATCGTTCCGCAATGTCGGCGTATTGAGCCGATGTCGCTGTGGCTTCGATCACGTTACATCTCATATCCGCCAGTGAGAAATCCGTGTTTGGAGTCTCTGTGCCGTCGGTGTGGGACGATGCCAATGCCGTCCAAGTTCCGCCCTGTCCAGAACCACCCGACACATCGTATGCGTCATCCCACACGAAGTATGGATCCAATTCAGTGGCTGATGAACCAGTACCCCTGTGGATGTGTATACCTGTGAATCTACCCATCTGGGAAGAATCAGATATGCCCGAGTTCATCGTGATTATGGGATCTTCCACCTCTAACTGTGCTGAGTTAACGATGGTTTCTGTTCCCGACACTGTCAGGTCACCCTGTACGTTCAAGTTTTGTACTGTGGTATCACCCGATGACACCGTGACTGTTCCTGTGGTGACTGTTAGATTACCTGAAGTAACACCCACGTTGCCTGAACTCACAGTTAGTCCACTGGAAGCAGACAACGAAGTGAATGCACCCGAGCTCGCAGATGAAGATCCAATAGTCGTACCGTCTATGGCACCACCGTTGATGTCTGCTGTGGTCACAGTGGCCGTTGTGAATGTACCCGCCGCGGCGCTGGAAGCACCTATGATTGTACCGTCTATGGCACCACCGTTGATGTCCGCAGTGTCAGTCACAAATGATATACCACTTGCTACTGTTACTCCAGAACCCTGCACTGTTAATAGTGTGGTACTTTCTGCAGATAGCACGATCTGACCAGTACCTGTGTCTGTTACAGTTATTTCTGTGTCACCTTGTTTAATTTGGTTTTGTGATAGACCGGCTAGTCCGGAATCCACATATGATTTTGTTGCTACATCACCTGGATTGGTTGGTGTTGCTGTTGACAATCCTGTGATTTTATTTGTTGCCGCATCAATGATGATATCACCTATGGTTATACCATTATTAACACGAAAGTTTTTTGCTGTCATGGTTCACATCTCCCGCATGATTAGTTGTTTATATTTGGGGTATAAAAAAACCCCTTACAGTGTTATTTACCGTAAGGGGTTAATTTTTAAAGTGTTAAGTTATTATACTGCACTCAATGAGTATTGTACTTTAGCAGAAGATATTCCACCTGTGCTTGTTGCTTGTACCAATACTGAGCCACTGCTGTATGTTGCAGTAATGTCTGATAAATCAGAACCGCTTGTGCTGTTAACACCATATGTTGTAACATATGCTGTTGTACCGTTGTGTATCACGTGTGCTTTCATACAAGAGTATTCACCGTTTGCAGAGTCAGTTACTTGAATGTATAATTCTGCTGATCTATAATCACTTGCATTGAAGCTCATAATTGTTGTTGCTGAACTTTCAAAACTCACTGATTCAGTTAATGTTCTAGCAACACCACCGTTTAATACCGCAGTGTTATCAAAACCTTCCATCGCAAATATTCTCGCACCTGAGTGAGGAGCAGAAGTAAATGTGATGTTGTTACTTGATACTGTGTAGTTTTCTGTTGGTTCTTGATAAACGTTATCAATGAATACCATTACGTTGTTAGCAGAGCTTGGCGCTGATGAAAAGAATCCAGTAAATGTTGTGGTTGATCCATCTCCAGTCGCTGTTGCTTTGTTAATAGAAACGTTGTTTCCACCCATTGCAAAGTTAACCCAAGTAGATCCATCTGTTGATCCTTCGTAAGCACCCGATTGTGAGTTAAATCTAATAACACCAGTTGATGCTGACGGTCTTTGAGAATTGTCTCCTACTGGTAGTAAGAAAGCACTAGTGCTTCCTGAACCATCAATAGTTCCAGTTACGTCACCTGTTAAATCACCAGTTACGTTACCTGTTACGTTACCTGTTACGTTACCAGTTACGTCACCAGTTACGTTACCTGTTACGTTACCTGTTAAATCACCTGTAACATCACCTGTTAAGTTGAACGCCGCATTTGATACAGTTGCACCGTTTAGGTTCACTGTGCCAGAGAATGTTGAAGTTCCACCTGAAGTAATATTTCCTGTAACATCACCAGTTACGTTACCAGTTACGTCACCAGTTACGTTACCTGTTACGTTACCTGTTACGTTACCTGTTAAATCTGCTGTAACTGTGCCTGCTCTGAAATTCGCATAAGAATCAATTGTGATGTTGCCTGCTGTTGATCCATCTTCACTAGATGTTACAGCAACCACAAACTCATCAGCTGATTCATCCCATAGGAATGATACGTTGTCTAGAGAGCCTCGGTTAAAGAATAAACCTTGGTCAAATGCGTTCGCCGCACCGCCTGAATTGTTTTTTGCTAATTGAATAAGTGGATCTTCAATTGTTAATGTTGAAGATTCGATGGTAGTTGTTGTACCATTAACAATCAAGTTACCACCAACTGTAAAGTTGGTTGATACGCTCACAGCACCTGTTGAGTCAGCAATGTCGATCGCCGCTGTGCCGTCGTTGGCCTTGATGTTGGTCACTTGTAAATTGGTTGCAGTCACGTCGGTGAATGTTCCCGCCGTCGCTGAGTTGGCACCAATTGTTGTGCCGTCGATGTTACCACCGTTGATGTCTGCTGTGGTCACAGTGGCCGTTGTGAATGTACCCGCCGCGGCGCTGGAAGCACCTATGGTTGTACCGTCTATGGCACCACCGTTGATGTCCACCTTGGCCATGACCACTGATCCCGTGCCGTTGGGAGTGATGCTGATGTCGGCGTTGCTTGTTGATACTATTGATTGGCCATTTACGTCCAAATCACCACCCAACTGTGGAGTGGTGTCTTCTGATATGTCGTCTATACCCTGGTCAGTTAAATTCATCCATGAGCCGCCGCTGTATCCTTCGATGAAGCCTTGGTCAGTGTTGTAACGAATGTCTCCGTTGGCCGAAGTACCTCGCTCTGCATCTGTACCTGACGGAAGTCTAATCGCTCCTGTTCCTGAAATGTGTAATTGTCTTGATGGTGTTGCTGTACCAATACCCACATATGAGTTTGTTACGTCTAACACCAATAAATTTGTTTCAAACGCTAAGTCAACACCTGATCTCTGCAGGTTTGCTTTTAGCATCTGTCCTGAAATACGTCCTATTGCCATTTGTCTATTTCCTCTACTAGTAGTTTTTAGTTGTTAACAGTGTTATTTATTTGATCCGTCAAAAGAGCGGTGTTAAATACCCAATAATATGAGCAGAAATATCATAGCAGTTGTGGGAGAAATGTGTGCTGATAACACTGATCTAACGTTCTTAAACGCAGATGATCATATAATTGTGGGCGGAACCAAGGGAATGGAACGATTGAATGCAAAGCCACAGTACATATGTGTCAACAACAATGAAGACATAGCCAAAATAATGCCAGCCAAACAGCCGGAATCACTGGTTTTAACCCCAAAGAATTGTCTTGCGAAATACATTTTCCATGAAGGCATAGAATGCCTACCGGATTTTGTGGAATTGGAAAAGTATCAGTGGAATCCATACACAGTATCTCCACAACTGACCAGTTTAGCACTGTCCCTGTGGATTGGCAGTCCCGTGATTGCACTGTTCAATTATCTTCTAGAACC